GACTCAATTCACTAAGTGCACAAGAGAGTTTCAAGATTAGCATATGCGTATCAAGTTCTGGTGTGTCACCATTCATGAGTTGTTCAAATGACATTGGCATCTCAATCGCAATTGCTTCAACAGCATCTGGTTTGATACAACCATTGCTTTTCAGATTCTCTAAGACAACATTGCTTGTAGTACGCCGTCTTTTGTGAGATTTTGTTCCCTCTTTGTGTGCTGCTTGTAGCCTAGAGAGATGTGTGCCAGTTACACGTGAGAGTAGTGGCAGTCTCTTTCTCATTGGTAGGCATGTTCCTCGAAGCCACGTTGAGGCAGTTGGTTGCGATACATCCATTGCCTTTGCCAACCTTGTGCATGTCCATCCCTTTGATTTCAGAATGTGCGAGATGGGTGGCGTTACCGTTTTAGAACCGTTCTTATCCGTTTTCATGATTCAAACTCCTATATTCATGAATTGTGAGCCCTATTGCCAGTGCAAGAAACACTCCTGCTAGCAAGAACTCGTGAAGTAGGGTGAACCCTACAGTTAGTAACAATGATAAAGAGATGGGCTTCCAGTTGCTCACCTTCTTTTCTTTCTTAAAAAGGGCGTGTGGCTCATGGGCAGCCACCTCACCCTGGGTATGTATGTCCCGGATATCACGATGGAACTTATTGATATGCCTGTTCACTTCTTGCCTCGCTTCTTGAACTGTGCTTTTAGACTAACAGTTTTGGTAGAGCGTCGCTTGCGTGAGCATCTGTAAGGCACTGCCGCGGATACGCCTGCTGTAGGTTTTGTTACGTAGGTAGTGTTTCGTTTACTCATTGTGTCCGTCCAGTTTCGTATGCCCTTGGGTGCTTTGCCTTGAACCCTGCCACTGCCATTGAGAATCGTCCGTTGTCAAACTTGTGATCCTGAATCTCGTTCTTATGCTTCATGCAAAGTGGTGCACCAAGGTAATCAACCTCTACAACTTTTGTGCAACCGTTGGTTTCGCAAATGTCTTTTGTGATTTTCATGTTTCCTCCTGTTTGAATAAAGATCACTAATATACTTATCGGTAATCGTAACAGAAATCATGAGCAAATTGGTGGTTGTTTGTGGTTTTTTTTGGATGTTTATGGTTTTATGTGGCTAAATGACATAATCTCAATAGTTTACGATTTCAATAAATACAACAATTATTCCGATATAATCGTTATTGTTATTCATATGAAGCAAGTTATACATGTAAATCAGCACATCATAAAGCGTAATGCAAAGACAGGTGAACGAGTGCCACCACTTACTTGTAAGACTTACAAGAGTAACTCAAAGTGTTCGCAAATCATAATCAATAATCATACAAAGGTGATTTACAGTCCAGACAATCCACTTCCTTGTGGCGCAAAAGTATGGATAGAAACAACTGAGGAGGTAGTTTGTATTCAGAATTAGATCATATCGTTAGGAAAAAAGTGGAAAAAAAGCGCTCTTATTGTATTTGTGATTGTGAAGGTAATTGTATTGGTATAGGTGATGGTGATGGTGATGGTGGAGGCTATACTTTTGCTACACCGTTTGCTAATGGCAAACGCATGGCTTTGCCATAACAATACGCTCTTAAAGGTACAGGAATGAAGATATGACAAATGTAGACAAAGCGGTCGCACAACAGGCGTATTTGAGGAATTTGCCGATGAATGGCAAAGTCAGGGCAGCAAGCATGGCAAACGTATCCATGTCCGCCGTGAACAACTGGAGGCAGATGGAAGGATTCAAGCTAGACGAACAGCATGCAGTAGCCGAGAGGGTAGATCGCATTGAGGTCGCACTCGAAAATATCGCTCTTGGATTAGAGGATGGTTCAGCAGTTCAAGTGAATGCTGCAAGGCTTGTGCTCGCAGCCAATAGGAAAGAGTATCAATCACAATCACATACCCAGATCACCGGACCCGGAGGCGGACCACTACAGATAGCCAGCGTCGATGAACAACTGGTGCAGGAAGCTGTAAGACAACTTGAGGCGAGGATGCTGGCACTACCTGCAGCGGTTGATGAAGAAACAACTACTACATAGCGATACAACACTTGAGTTCACGCTCGAATTGAGAGAGATGACAGCCGGCACTCCAGAGGAGCAGGCTGTTGTTCGCGCAGTCGCCGAGTCAAGTGCATCCGCATTCCTGATGGCAGGTGGCTGGACTAAGGTCATCAAGGAAGTCGCTGAAGATGGCTTGGAACGACCATCAGAGGTAACGACTCAACCATTCATACCGTGGCCAAGCCAGCGTACAGTCATCGACCAAGTTGTAGACCACATACGCAACGGTGAAGACATCGTCTGGGCGAAGAGCCGGGAGATGGGAGCATCATGGTTACTACTATCCATATCACTATGGGGCTGGCTCTACCACGGCTGGTCAGTGCTCATCTGCTCACGTACAGAAGACCTAGTAGACAGGGCTGGTGACCTTGACTCACTGTTCCCTCGAATCGACTCGATGGTTGAACGCTTGCCATCGTGTCTGCTGCCATGCGAACGTGAACTCATCATGCCAGGAGGGAAGAACCGTAGACACATGGTGCTCACACATCCTGATGGTCATTCAATCGTAGGGCAGGCTACTACTGAACACATCGGTCGTGGTGGTAGGCGTACTGTAGTCATCTTCGATGAGGCAGCAGCACAGGATAAACTCGAAGCAGCTTGGCGATCAGCAGCAGATACAACACCATGTCGAATAGCCGTAAGTACACACCTGACAGGTAGTTACTTCACTCGTACACTGTGGCCGCTCGCTGAGTCAGTGGGTCAACCAACGCCAATACTAACAACCTATGAGGGGCATCCAGCCAAGTCACATGGTGGGGAGTGGCGTATGGATAGTGATGGCACAGTCACTGGTGAGCCTGGTCGCAAGTACTATTGGTCACCTTGGTTCGAGAATCAACTCAAAAGACGTGACTTGGTGGATATCAGAGAGAATGTGCTGGCATTGCCATCTACAGCCGGCAAGGGGTTCTTCTCACTAGCACACATCGTGAGGTGCAGGCGTGAGGTGTATGAGCCTAGACGTTGTGAAGTGGTGGATGATGTACTGATAGACTCACCATCAGGTCGGTGGCGTATCTTCAGAGAACCAACGATGGCAAGCAAGTTAGTAGTGGCAGCAGACCCAGCTTATGGCACAGGCAGACACAACTCTGCCGCTGTCATGATGGATGTAGAACGTCGAGAGGTAGTCGCAACATACGTTGACCCTCACTGCTCACCATATGATCTAGCGAAGGAACTTGTGCAAGCCGGCAGAACATGGGCAAGAGGTCGGTCTGAGATGCTCATTGGTTGGGAGGTCAATGGTCCTGGTGCTGCAATGCATCACGACCTAGAGCGTTTGAGATACCCAGGCATATACCGAGAGAAGCGTGGCAAGCCTGGATGGACATCGAGCCGGCAGGCAAAGAGAACACTGTTCGGTGACTTGGCAAGGGCAATCGCAGATGACACACTCATTATCCCAGATGGCGAGATACTAGACGAGATGGAGACAACGGTCGTGTACGACAATGGCGGGATAGGACCAGCGAGACTAGAGATAGATAAATCGTCTGGTGCAATTGAAGCACATGGTGACCGTGTTGTTGCAATGGCATTGGCTATGCGTATGGCTGAAACAGCCTGCGGTGAGGCAGATCGTGTAGAGCCAGAGACAGGATTGCCAGACTTCTCTGCAAAGACACTAATGAAAATGGATGAAATAATGCCAGAAAACAAGTTGACAGGTTAATGTAAACATGGGTAACCTACCGATATGGTATAAATAGGAGAGGTATATGGCACAACAAGTAGAACGAGTAAAGCCAAAAAACGTAGTAACAGGTCAACTTAATCTTTCTGGATCAGCCGAGGTTATTGGCTCTTCTTTCGACTTGGTCGCATCTGAGATGACTGTCAAGGCGAAGGTGTCCAATGCAGACCCTGTCTACATCGGTAGTCATGTAGATGTGGGTGGCACAACAGTAACAACTGGAAATGGGTTTGAGTTAAGAGCAGGACAGCAAATAACGGTGACTATTGGGTCACCAGATGAACTTTACGTCATAGGAACAGCGGATGACGATGTCTCATGGATAGCATCATAAGGGGGCACACATGCCAAAGGTAGGAAAGAAGAAGTTCGCATACACTGCCAAAGGGAAGAAGGCTGCAAAGAAGTACGCCAAGAAGACTGGCAAGAAGGTTAAGAAAAAATACTGATGAACCTAGCAGTTGTCAATCAGAACAACTCAGCATCTGTGGTGTTGCCGCCTGCGATGGACGACATGTTCGTGTGGTATGACACCTCAGAGTCGCTGACATCATCTAAAAACATAACGACGATGTACGATAAGACTGACGGAGGAGTGACTTTGGAGAACGACGCTGGCGTTGTAGACCCAGACTTCGCTGCTATGTCTGGGGCATTTAACGGTCACAGGGTGATGCACTTCGATCAAGCCGGGAGTGCTGAAAAGTTCTTTGACTCTGTAGTGGACTGGTCGCCAGTAACAGGGGGAACCGGTTCACTAGTAACTAACCCAGAGTACTCGATAGCGTTAGTTGTATCGGAGGATTCGGCAGCGTCAGGATCAGAAGTGTTGTTCAAAGCTGAAGGAAATGATGGGGCTACTTTCGTCATCAAAAGATTTAACCCCAACGTAGTAGCACAAATAGATAACTTCGATGATCCGCGTCGAAATACCGCGAACGACGATATGGTGGAGACTTTTACAGAGGGTGACACAGACACAGTTATAACAACCGTACAGGATATGACAATTACACAAGACGTAAGAATGTTCTACAACGGAGCCATTGGTGTCACTTTTTCTGTACCGTATGGAGTGCAAGACCTTGATGGGATAACGCTCGGCAAGAATTGGCACGGTGGCATCGGTGAAGTTATTATTTGGAAAAAGCAACTGACAACTGCTGAGGTGACAGAGGCACATAACTACTTATCAGATAAGTGGGGTGGCGGTTCATGATAAAACTTGATGAGAAAAAACTAAAAGAAGAACTAAAGACCGCAAGGCAATGGCGTAACCAGCACCTTGAATCATGGAAGGAGATGGTGGACAGGTTCTCTGGACCTGCCTATCTGGAAAGTGGGGGCATGGACAAAGCGTCCAATGACCCAGAGAACTTCGCGTATTCAATGGTTGGTCTGATCCTCCCCAAGTTGGTGTACGATGCACCAAGGGTAGAGATTGAAGCAGACGACCCAATAGCAGATGGATTCACGGCCGAGACACTCGAAGCAGCGATGAATCGGTGGACAATACGTTCCAGCCTGCGACAAACATTACAGCGAATAGGCACGGACATGTTGTTCTCATGGGGTATTGCGATGGTGACTCGTGAGCCAGAAGGTTCAATGAGACGCATCGACCCACACCATATGGGTACGACTCCACGTGTATACCGTATCAGCCCAGAACATTTTATCATGGACCCGGCAGCAGACTCCTTCGAGGACTCACGATTCCTTGGACATTCATACGCAATGGACTTGGATGACCTAAAAGAACGAGCGAAAGAAGACGATGACTACGACATGGAAGTGATCGAAGAACTAACAGCCGGAACAGGCAACGATGACTTTAGGTTCAAGTACGGAGAACGACGAGAGATAACTGACCGTGAAGAGGTTCTTATCACAGAGTTGTGGGTCCCGGAACTTGAAGCAGAAGACCATCCTAAAGATGGCAAACACAACGGTACGATTTACGTACTAGCAGAAGGTGCGGAGGGAGAGGTGTCAGTCATCTCAAAACCCAAGCCCTACTACGGACCACCAACTGGTCCATACACAATGTTCGGAGTTTATACAGTTCCTGGTGATCAGCATCCACTTGGACCGCTGACGGCGGCAGATGGTCTAATACGCGAGTTGAATCATCACTTGAAAAGCATGGGAAGTTCTGCCGCAGCGTATCGCCGTCTCGTTGGTGTTGATGCCAGGGCTGCCAAACTAGCACAGGACATAGCGAACAAGCCAGACTTGTTTGTCGTGCCTATCGAGAACTTAGACAAAGACCGTGTTGTGCATATGGAGTTTGGCGGTGTAACACCACAACAAATCACATATGCTGAGATGACACAGAACAGACTTGACCGTCTGACCGGGATATCCGAGGTCATGCGTGGCAACATCCACGGTGACACGACAGCGACAGAAGTAACAACAGCCGCATCATCAGCCGGCATTCGAGTAGCATGGATGCAACAACAGTTTGCAGAGGCTGCATCCAAGGTGCTATGGACAGTGGGCTGGTATCTGTGGCACGATGACCAGATTGAAATGCCTCTTGGCAACGAGGGCTTGAAGATAGCGGGTGGAAGAACATTGAAATGGAAGGGTGGCAGGGAAGACAATTACGCTGCCATGTCCATCAAGGTGCAGGCTCACTCTATGCAACGAGTGGACGAGGCATTACAACAGAAACGTAGCGTTGAACTCTTGCAGTTGGTCATGCAGGTGGGTCAGATGATTCCCGCGATGCCGTTCATTGACTGGAACAAACTCATTGACAACATCGGTGACACATTGAACATGCCTGACCTTGGCAAGATTATAAACGCTAGAGGGGCTGCGCCCCCACAGGCTGCGCCCCCACAGGCTGCCGGACCAGTAGATGGTATGCCGCCTGGGTCAACCGGGGTCAGCCCAGCGACATCAGTAGGAGACTTGATTTCTTCAGCCACACGTGGCGTAGGAGCAGGTAGACCTGGAGGCAGGGTAATAAAGTGATATACGACTTCGTCAATGATATAACAGGTAAAACCGTAGAGTTACATTACTCTATGGCTAATGTGCCATCTATTGGCGAGGTTATTGAGCATGAAGGGGAAAAGTTACGTCGAATATCGTGTTGTCAGATAGATGCAGGCATGGCTGCAAAGGTACACGGATATCCATACGTGTCCAGCGCCCTGCCAAGAAATCTGGAAGGTTGTGGTACTAATGGGCAAGGAAAGCCGATAGTAACCTCAAGGAATCACGAACGCGAACTAAGAAGCCGTCATGGATACTCAAGGGACTGAATATGAAAGACGAACAGGCAGCCACCGAATCAACTACAAACTCCGCCGCAGTAGATAGTGGTGAGGGGGCGGAAACTAATCCAGCCGTCTCCGTGCCTAATTCGGCTGAAACTGAGGATTCCATACTTGACAAAATCCTTGAAGATGATAATAATGAACAAACTAGGACACCTGAACCTATACTCACAGAGGCGACTACGGAAGAGGAAGTCGTGGATGATGAGCAGGAAGGGTTGCTCCGAGCCTTGCGACGTGATGGCGTTCCACAGTCCATCATAGACCAGGTGTCTAAAGATCCGGATATGTTGGATCAATGGGCAAACACAGCCTTGAAGCGTCAATCACACGTGGACGGGTATACAGAGAAGATGAAGGAGTTGGAAGACCAACTCGTTAGTCAGGGTGAACAGACACCCGAAGATAAGAAAGTATCTGAACAAACAGGTGCAGAAGAGTCTGAGGTGAGCAACAACTCACTGGACGCACTTACCGACGAAATCGGTGAGGAAGCGGTTGTACCGATTCGAGACATGCAACTTCAACTAACAGAGATGAAGCAGCAACTGGATGAAGCAAACCGTCGCGTGGCAGAGTCTGAGGTACGGGCACAAATTGAAAGTGCAAGTAACTCCGTGTTAGGACAATGGGACATCACTGACGAGAAGAAGGACGCAGTGATTAACAGGATGTCTGAACTAGGAAAGACGAAGCCGGGAACTTTTGAAAGCATTGAGGCTTTGATGCATCAAGCTGCAACAGAGGTACTAGGACAGCCAAAGGCGAAGACTCGCAAATCGGCAACACCTAGTCCACCGTCACGAGTCGCTCGACTTGAAAGACCCACTGATGTGGATTCAAGAGAAGATGCGGCACTGGAAGTATTGCTTTCAGGTGGATCTGTTGAACAGGCAAAACAAGCCGCTATGCATAAAACTTAGTTTATTGAAAGGGGTACAGCATGGCTGGCACACCTGCGGATAAATTCCGCGATTTCATGGAAGCTACTGGACCAGCATACCTAACAGGTCCAGACACGATCATCAATGAGGCTGTTGAAAAACGGTATCTTTGGGGTGATCTTGTAAAAGGGAAGGAGCGCGCTATTCAAGGTGGTACTGATGTACGAGAAACCTTGATGACAAGTGACGGTGCGACCTTCCAGTACTATCAACCGAACGAGACATTTACTTGGTCTAACCCTCAAGTGCTTGACACAGTGACCGCTGATTGGCGATTTGCTGTAGATCACTTGGCATGGACTGATCACGAAGTCGAATTGAATGCTGGCGATGGTCTGACTAAAGACGCATTGAAAGTTGCTTACAAGCGCCTGAAACGTGCTAAAGAGCAACGCATGGTTACATCGTTAACCAATGGCCTTGAGGCATCACTATGGACTTCACCTTGGAACGCTACAGCAGATATGGAATCTGCATCTGGCAAAGTTCCATTCTCGATTCCTTGCTTCATTACTGAAAACGGATTCTCCGTAGACAGTGAGTGGCGTGGTAAGCAAATTGACGCTGCTTGGTCAACTATCGCTGGTATTGATCCAGACGAAGAAGGCAAGTGGTCAAATCAAATTACTTTCTACAGTCGAGACTTGGCAGCGAATGCGACATCAGAATCGCAGTCATATGTAGAGTATCACAACAGTGAGGCATCAACTACACACAACGTGTATGGCTTGATCACAGCGTTTGATGAAATGTTCTTGAAATTGGACTACCGTCCACCTTCAACGAATGCAGAATACTTTGAGAACGCATCAATGAACCAGCAAAAGATTGTTTGTTCACGACGTGGTATCAACGAGTATAAGCGAGCGTTGCGAGACTCAAATGACCGCCTTGTATCATCTCAAGACGCTGCGTACAGTTCGCCTGCATACAGTGGTATTCCACTAACATATGCATCGCAACTAGATTCAGCAGAGTTGTACAACAAGGACGACAATGTTGGGTCTTGGGATCACGATGACTCATTGACAGGTCGTCAAGAGGCGGCTGAGATTGCCATCAACACAACTGCTGGTGGTTCAGAATTTGCTGATGATACCATCGACAAAGGTGCTCGATACTACTGGATCAATGGTGCTTACTTAACACCATTCGTTCACTCACGACGTTACATGGTTAAGCACGATGTCATGCGACATCCAAATCAACCATTCACTAACATTCAACCCACGGACACGTGGTGGAATCTCCTTGCTAGTTCGCGTCTGCGACACGGCATCGTTTCTCCTCGACGTACATCCGGCTAATTTGAAGGAAGGATATTACTATGAAACTTTCAAGTATTGCAGGAACACAGGGAATTGGGTTTGCCCAAGAGACATTTGTTGGCAAAGCTTCTGAAGACATTGCAAAGGGCGATCTCGTTCAATGTTTGCTCACAGCTCTAGAACCTGATGATGACATAAGCATTTCGATTGCTTCTGTTTTCACACATGGTATCTACGGAATTGCTCTCGAAGCGATTACAAACGGCAAGCGAGGATTATGTTGTCTGAGTGGCAAGGTAGAAGCAAAGGCTGGTGCTACAGAGGCGACCCTTGGTAAGCAACTAATGGGAGAAGCTGGTGGCGGTCTAGTCCAACTCACAGGTAACGACGTTGCCTGTGTAGGTCTAGCGGTCGATGCGGGAACAGATGGGTCACTACACACAGTGATTTTTGATGGTTTCCAACTGGACAACCACGGCACTACATAATTGAACCCTAACGGTTCTGAACGGGGGACTCTCTTTGGAGAGTCTCCTACTCTAAACCGCTAAGGAACAATTATGACACTGACGTTAGGACAACTTAGAAGTCACGTTCAACTTGCAGTTGGTGGTGATCCATCGACTGCACCCGGCATGACTGTGCCCGAACGCACAGCGCAACTCATAAACAACGCAGGCGAGCATCTTATGTCACGCAACTGGCGATGGCGAGAGCGTACGTCTACCGTGGTGGCAAGTACGGCTAGCCAGGACTACCTAGCACTGCCGGCTGACTGTGGGGAGATACTGACAATCGAACCAAAGAACTCATGGTCTGCATCACTTCAGTTCGTTGATCCGGCAACATTTGAGAAAATCTCGACAGAGGGTATTGAGCCTGAGTTGAGTTACATTGTGACATTGGTGTTCTATAACTTAAACGATGTAGCAACTCCAAGGCTAGACATATACCCAACACCTTCGAGTACTGATGCTACGGCATTCAACATTCGTTACAGGTCACAGTGGGTGTCACTGAACAATGCCAGCAACGTAGACGGAACAGATGATGAAGTTAATCTGGGTGTGTCTCACACTGCGATACCACAGTATGTCGAGGCTTTGTTACTTGAGTACATCCGTGCCTTTTCGGAAGGCGGGGAAGACGGAACTACCCAGCAACGTCTGGCACTGGTAGACAGTGGCATCTTGCTTGACCAGGCACTCCGTAAAGATGGAACATTCCAACCAGATTATGGTTCATTGCCAGCGGCAGGATTCAGGGGGTTGGGTCAGTCGTACGCAGCAGGCACGGTGTCTGCCCCAGCGGCAAGCACAATAGTATGGATGGGCACATGGACCGCATCTACAACATATGCCGTGAATGACCTTGTCCATTGGGGCGTGGCACAGGAAGGTGATGGCAGTTCACGGATATGCATAAAGGCGGCTTCTGGTAATTCTGAGAGCCCCGATTACGCTGATTTTTGGGATCTATTCTCCATATAGGAATAACACATGGCTACACAGATACAACTTCGACAAGACACGCAAGCAGCTTGGGACAGCGCAACCGTTACGCCAGCACAGGGTGAGGTGTGCCTTGTGTATGACACTTCAGACACAGACAAGTTGATTGGTTTGAAGATTGGTGACGGAACAACAGAATGGGAATTAATCCCGTTTCATGTCCCAGTGTTAAGCGGTATACCCAACATATTAGAAGAGGACACTTCGACAGCCAATCAGCCTATAGGTGGAACAGGTAGTGCAAACGATGTCACTACGTTCTTGCTAAAAGGGCTGAGTGGACAGGATGCAGCAGTGTTTGGAATTGAAGAAGCAGGCGCTGGTACAGACCTTGTCCTCTCGATAGACAAAACGGGCGACATTACAGCATCCGCTGGCGTTAATGTCAGTGGTGGTTACGATGCGACGAACGATGCGTATGGGATAACAATAGACACGAACGGGAATGTCCAAACCAACACTGGTATTGAGTCAGGCGATTACGATGCAGACTGCACCACGGGTGGCGTGTTGTTGTCCACGGATGTACCTGTATCACCTGATGGCACAGAGCCTAAGTATGGCAAGTTGTCTATCAGTGCCATGAGCACCACAGACGACACAGACAATGTTATCGAGGTCAGAAACAACGACGAAGAGGTGTTTGTTGTTGATGCGGATGGTGACATCGACAAGGTGAAGAACATTGACTCGACAGGTGCAATCACGACGACTGGTTTGGTGACATGTGCGGGTATAACCAACAGCGACGCGGTCATCGACGCGGGTACACAAAAGGTGACAAATGTGACTGACCCGACTGCGGGGAGTCAAGAAGCCGCCACCGCCAATTATGTGGAAACTGTAGTAAGCCAGAATGGGTGGGAATTACTAGGACATCAGAGCCTTGATGGTGTAGCTTTCGGAACTGTCTACCTAGCAATCGACGACGCGGGGTCTAGAGAAGATTTTGCAGATGTTTATAGTGGATTCAGGATGGTGTTTTCAAATACGAACGCTCGAGCCCATCCCTACTCTGGGTTCTCTATAAGTTTTAATTGTGTGCGAGGCGGGGCTGCAACTGTAGTACACACCAGCAGCTTACAAAGGGCTGACTTGACTGACTCTGAAACGGACCTTCTTGTAGAAATAGATTGCACTCAAAACCACGCAGATGGCGTATATTTGATTAAAGTTCTCGAAAAAAGGTACGGTTTAGCTATCACATCTTCAATCGACGACTTAGCAAAAAACGGAACTTTCATAAAAAACTTCTCTTTTACAGGACCGGGTAGTGTGAGTCAAGCTGTTGGTGGCGAAGTCACACTATACGGGTTAAGACACGCTACATCATAATGCCAACTGTAACACTACCCATCCCGATTAACGGTTACTCCGACAGTCTGAATCATCAGCACGGAGCAGATGGGTTTGTCACATCCGCGATGAATGTCGTGCCATCCGATAATTGGGAACACCGTAGACGTATAGGTACACGGCAAGGTTTCCAAGCAATTGCAGATATGGGTGTAGGAAATGATGAGAACATACAGTTACTGTTGACATATGAAGTGTACAGAGACACACAGATGGTACAGGAGGTGCTCATCGTCTCTGGCGGGAACATGTACTATGTTGACGGTAGTGGCGACACAAACGCGATCGCGTATGCATCGGACACCGCGGGTGAGGCGACTGTGACATTTAACGGTTTGCCTGTCATAGATGAAACGATTAAACTGACATCAGACACAGGCACAGAGAAGACGTACACCGTAAAACTAGAGGAAGACTTGGCAAACAACCAGTTTTCGTATGCAGATGCAGAGGCGACGACAACAATAAATTTTGTTGACAGTACAGTGGCTGAGGACGAAACAATAACAATCGTTTCAGCAGATGGAACTTCGATTGTATACACCGCGAAAGCTTTAGAAAACACAAACGCGAACGAGTTCGACCAGAGTGACTCAGACGTAGCAACGGCTACCTCGCTGTATAACTGCCTTGTGGACCAAGATAACTCGCCTCTTCACTATGGCAAGATAACAGTGGAAGATGATACAGCAGGAGTATTGACACTGACGCAGGATGTAAATGGTACTACGGGGAACACGACAGTCACATCGACACTTACAGGCGTGACAACCCCAGACTTTACTGGTGGTACTGATACCAAGACAGCGGCATCTGCTTCTCTCAAAGACTGCATCGAACACACATCTGGACACAACGGAGAGATAACAGTGGCAGACGCAACTGGTGTGTTGACACTGACACAGGAGAACAACGGCTCTGTTGGGAACACTGCGGTAACTTCAACACTCACAAATGTTGTAAAGACTAACTTTCTTGGCGGAGGCTCGGTGAGTGCGGCACAACAAATTACAGATTACGACACCGTACGTGGCATCCAATTCGGAACGAATGTCTACCTGGTCAACGGGAAGTATTATCTGAAGATAGACATGGCAGCGTCAACCCCTGTGTGCGAAGAGTGGGCAGAGGTAAGTGACACAGTGCCGTTTGCCGGGTTACCAGAGGACACGACCACCAATGACAAATGTACGCTCATAACACGCTTTGGAGGCAGAGTTGTACTGTCGGGTCTAGCAACAAGTAGGAACAACTGGTTCATGTCTCGTATAGGTGATGCCGACGATTGGTCATATTTGGCGAATCAGTCCGCAGGTCCACAGGCAGGAGACGCATCTACGGACTTTGGCTTGCTTGGTGAACCTATTGTTGCCATGTTTCCATTTGGTGAATCTGGTTTAATGATGGCGAGCCGCAACACGTTGACATACCTAACCGCAGACCCTGTGGTAAGTGGTGCACAGTTTATCAAGATGAGTAACGGCGTTGGAGTGATGGGTGCAGACGCATGGTGTCAAGGTGCTGAGAAGTCTTGCTACATTGCAGGTGCAGATGGCGTGTATATGATCCAGCCAAACCAATTCAACATACAACGTGGACAAAGTATGACAACCGGTAGGCTTGACGGGTTCTTCTCCTCCGTCAACCCTTCAGAAATTGATCTAAGGCTTGCGTTTGACCCAGCGAGGCAAACAGTGTTCATGTTTGTAAATAGACCAAATGACCCAACTGGAATGGTTCACTATCAACACCATATCCCAACACAGTCATGGTGGACATTTACATTGACAGACAGTCGTATGGACATACTCAAATCTTATTGCCTATATCAACCAACAACTGGGGAACGCGCGGGTCTGTGGTTTGGGATGAAGTCCGGTCGTATCGCGGTACAGTCAGCAACAGGCGTGGTGTCTACAGACGGGGACGCACACAGCGATCCGTTGCGAACACTCGGAGACAACTCCCCAGATGCGAACTCTACCGTGTTCACGAGCAGGCTTGCCTGGTCACCGATCAACGCAGGGCTTCCTAATGAAAGACTTTTAATGACCGAGCTGGACGTGTTGCTAGACAACCATGATTTTCCAGCACCCGCAGGGGTGACAGTTTCTGGACCTACGCTATCACTGTACGGTGCGGACATGGCACAAACCTTGTCTGGATTAAGCGGTGACATACTTGTAACAGAGACAAGAAGTACGATTGATGGAGGAACATCTGCTGCGACATCTGATTTAATAGATGGGGGCACAGCAGTAACACTTGGATCTATTGGATACTCGTTGCGTGGAACAACATCCTTGTCGGTAGTCGATACAGATATTGATAATCTAGATGGAAAGACTCTTGTCCTGCAAGACTTGGTGGATGGAGCGGCGGGCAACATAGTGACGTTGCAGTTTGACAAGACTATAGGTGTTGCATCTACTAGCGCGACGAAAGTGGGCATAGCAGATGTGAATGGTAGTGCACTTGGGATACTCCGTTCAATCAAGGCAGGCATAGATATAAACCAATCAGAAGGTCTATTGCTAATAACAGCAGAAGACCCAGATCTGAGTTCTGACACGGTCCTGCTTCGATACGATGGTGATGGGGAGGCTACAACCACACCTTCAGGAACATCCATATCAACGTATATAAGTTGCCCGGTATTCTCTGGTGCAGAAAACAACGAGTTCATCAAGGGCGGGCGCGCGAGTAGCGTCAGTGGTACATACACATTGTCAGATGTTGCTGCAACAGAGTCAAGGAGACAGTGGAATTTTGGCGGTACATACACAGTAAGACGTGGTGGAACTGCTGCAGGTGGCGGAGACCCGCCGCAATACGATAATTATTGGGGTGTTTATGAACAGGGTGCTACAGTACCTGAATACATAGCATCTTCAATTACAGACACCGTTCCGGAGTCAGCAATGGCTAGTGTAGAAATAGAGCCAGCAGGCTTTACAGAAAGCACAAGCGTGGTAGACACACAACAGGACAATACACAAAAGAGGCTATTGCAAAGTTGGTCGCTACTGGCTGGCCGTAACAATCGGTTCAGGGTACGCAAACGAGAGAGTGACTTTCAAATACAAATATCGGCATCTGGAACAACTTGGGTGTTGGAAGACATCGCAGCAAGCATAGAGCAGGGCGGTCCATACCGTTCCGTAATAGCATCGTGAGGATAACTATGAAACGATTTATACACATCATTAGAAAAGTAGCACCAGTTGTAGGCTTTGCGCTACTCTTTGTTGCAATAAAAAGTCTGTTTGACGGCGACGACACGTTAATGCAGTATGCCATCTTTGGTGCTATTGGAGGGTTTTTTGGGGGAGATGAAATAGGCGACGAGATTGCTGCGCAACAACAATATGTCATGGGGCCATGGAATCAGGCATGGGACGATTTGTTTGGTGAAGGTGGCATGCAAGAGCAGGCCATCGGTGATTACCAATCTCAGTTCCAAGGGTTGATAGATTTCTTTGATACGGGCGCGATGCAGATGAAAGAGGAGATGGCCCGCTATCAAGCAGAGGAGATGGAGTATTTGGGCGTGGGTAAACAAGCGTCACTACAACGGGTAGGGCAACAGTTCGAGCAAATGCGTGGGGAGACGACGGCACAAAACATCATGCAGGGTCTATCTAATACCAGTTGGGGTCAACAGTCTATGGGTGCTTTAGGAGAGCAACAAGGGCTGGCTGAGGCGGGAATTGAGACAGGATATGCTCAGGCATTTGCTGAAACAACGAATCGCCAAGCCATGCAAATGGCACAGTTGGATCAGTGGCGTATAGGCGGTGGCTCGGACTATAGAGCTGCCTACGCAGGAGGGCTGGCACAATTAAGAGGAAATTGGGCAAACCGTAGGGTGGACGTGGAACAGATTGGTGCAGGATTGCGTGGCGGTTGGGCAGAGAGAAACATAGAGCATACAGAAAGAAATGTAGGTGTAGGCATGGGCTTCGTTGGTAATCTACTGGGTAACTTCGGATTCTAATATGACACCAAACAAACAATCAGAATCATGGGAAAAGGATGCGAACCTCGTACTCCACAGGTTAAATACAATAGATGATGAACTCAAGAACATCGACAGTAGGTTGCGACATATTGAAAAAAGTGTATGGGTTTTACAGGCAAAAGCAGCAATCATCGGTGGGATTGCTGGTATGGTGACAGGAATATTAAGCCTATTCATCAGGGGGGGAGTGGGATGACAAGATTGCTCTTTCTCTTTTTGGTTCTAATGGCGGGTGGATGCTCGTCGGTAGAACGTATAGGTGCAGATACTCAGGGGATACGTGAGTCTGCTACCTTGACAATAGATCACCTCGAAGTTATCAAAGAAACAGATGACTTCGGGGTGGTCGAGGTCGAAGCCGATGTAGCCATCGCATACCAGGAAGATATACTTGATTACACAGACGACATATTCCTGACGTTACCGAATGTGCGTGACGCTACTCCATGGTGGGCAAACCTAATCAACCGAGTGGTTGTTGCTGCCTCCATACTTGGTGTCGTGTTTCTAATCTGGCATCTAGGGATAGGACACTTGATAAAGAGAATTTTCTGGGCTATTGGATGGTTCATCCCCTCTGGCGCGATGCGTTCAGCAGAGATGGATTTGAAGATAGAGAATGAAAAAGTTACACCGTCTGAGGCAACTGCTGCCCGCCGAAGCGGTGACCCAGCGTATGAGGCAGCGAGAACTAAGTTAAAGAAACGGAGTTATTGACATGTTGGTATTAGCAAGTTTAAGTGGTTTTTTCGGTACTATATGGTGGACAGCCTTGATAGCGGCGGTTTCATTTGCGGCGGGCGTTGCAATGAGTTCCTACATCAAGTCATTCTTGAATAGAGGTTAATTATGGGTTGGGCTGATATAGCAGGCGCTGTCGGAAGCGCCGCGAAAACGACATTGTTGACTGCTCCTGAGACACCAGACGCTCAGAAGGCGTTGTTCTTAGGCGAAGAGGAAGCGAACAGAAAGCGTGAAAATGAAATAGCGAAAGAACAACGTGCTGCAGAAGCGGCACAGAAGAAGATTGAAGATCGAACAGCGAAAAATGATCTCGAAGTGCGAAATAAGTTGAGTCAAATGATAGTTAATCCTGGTGAGATAAAAATTACAACACCTACTGGAGTGGCAGAATTAGAGTATTGGGCAGCAGGAAATAGACCAGGGCGGTTTGGTTTTGGGGGTCAACCTACGCAGCAGGCCCCGCCACAACGGATGGGCTTTTAGGCAATGGAGTTAGAATTATGATTAACAACCAAATGAACAATATCTCAAACGGGGTTCAGGGTAACGACGTGGATGAAACTGAAGAGGTGGTAGACGAGGGTGCTGAGTCTCCTCAACCTAGTAAAGAGACTGCGATTGTACCTAAGTCATGGACAGTAGATCCAGTACTCGCAGGTCGTGTAGATGTCATGCGTTCCAATCCAAGAACTGCGGCTGAAACGATTGCTGCTATCAAAACAGGTGACCCTGCTGCACTGGAAGGCATGTGGCTAGGTGCTCATCCAAATGGAGACCCAAAGATATCCTACATTGATGACTTTGGTAACCCACAATATCACAACTTGACTGTCTCGCAGTGGATGGCAATCAAAGAGGCGAGAAGCCTGAACCGTACAAAAATGGTGCAGTACCAAGAGGAACAAGAACAACTACAACAGTCAATAGAGGAAAACCAGGGTGCATTTACTAGTGGGCTAGGAATGCTCGATGATGGCAGTAACCCAATGCTTTCTGCCGTGTTCAAAGATATGTACAGCAAAGACCCAATTGGCACACTTGCAGAGATGTATGATTTGCGATATCTAGAGGAAAAAGACGCACACGCTGCGGCAGCCAAAAAATTCCAAATTGTAAACGATGCGATGTTAGAACAGTCTACACATAGGGGACAGCAGTTTGCTCAAGGGCTTGAGAGGCACTTTGGCGGTCAATATCTTGAATTAGAAAATCGGCTTAAAGTAAATTCAAACGACCCACAGTTAAGAGAGGCGCTAGGAAGTCTTGAAACGACTGTGAGTTCCTTTAAGAAGGGCACACAGTTCAAACCGTGGGCTGGCATGGATATGTCACTATCGCCCGGTCAGGCATACACAAATCCTGCTAGGAGGGTGGATATGTACCGAACATGGATGGAGATGCTTTCAATAGGAGTGCCCACGGCTACTGGTCAACACAGATACACAGTAAACAACCCACAAGATGTCGATGCGTGGGAATCAGAGAGAGAGAACCTGGTTATGCATTTGGAATGGTTGTCACGTCAACTAGGATGGCAAGGTTCTTTTATAGATCCGAATACAGGTATGCTGAACATGGAAGATGAAGTAGCAATAAGGAAAGCATATTCACAGGTTTTTAATAACCCCGCAGTCCTTATGGCAAACCAACAGGCAAACCCTGCATTGAGTTCTCAAGGAACGCAGTATCAAGTGGCTGCGCAACAGGGTCTTCCAGGGGGCGTACCGTGGGCTCCTGGACAAGCATCACCAACACAACAGGCATTTACTCCACCACCCGGTAGTACTCAGTTGCAACCACTAACGCCACAGCCAGCCCCAACAACATCGGGATTTAAGTTTGATCCAAGTAGTGGATCTGCTCCTTTTGGCGATCCCCTTGATTTACGATTAGATAGAACTGCTGAATCATTGGCAGCGGCAAAGGTTAAAGCAACAGATCAAGCAAGAGTAGACGAACTGGAAAGGATGAAGATTAAAGAACAGATGAAATTGATAGACGAGAATATGTCGCCCGACCGCTTGGAAGCTGACAAATTGATACAGGAATTACAGATCGAAAATGAGAAGATGCTACTGTCTAAGTTGGAAAGTATGCTTGCAATAGCGGATGGGTTAGAACCTGGTGACGAAAAAGAATTTTACCTTGCGGTGATTAAAGTATTGGCAGATAATGCGATGCCGGAGATGTTTGAGAAAGCAAGGGCCAAAATCGAAGCAGACAAAAAAGACGAAGATAAATAAATATGCCTATGCAATACGGTACAAATGTAGACCCTCGTTACGAACACGTCAAAAGACGAATAGAAGAGCGAAAACTTGCTCAAGTTGCAGAGGAACAGCGAAGAGACGCACTGCTTCAAGAGGCAGAGGCTGCTCGTGTAGAACAAACTCGCCTTGCTATTCAAGAGGCTCGTGGTTTAGAGGCTCAGGACATAACCGAGAGGGGTATGGCAGGTGCACCGTTACCTGGCTCATTTACTGGAAGTTTGTCGGTACAGGATTTGACAACTTTCGGAGGCCCTAAACAAGAGACATACAAGCCACAGACTAGCGACTACGACTACGGCGCTGCGGCTGATGTCATGGAACTTACTGGCTATTCTATGAAGGACGAGGGGTCTGGCCATTGGGGCTCAAGAATCTTCGCTGGACCATTGGAAGGCTTGATCGTCAAAGCACCAGGACACGATTCATATGACGAGATGGTCAAAGACGAAAATAAACGAGGCTACGAAATCGTCAAATTTGGCAATAAAGAGTTTTCTGTCAAGGTATCGGATGAGGCAATAGAGCCACAGGAGATAGACTCAGAAACAGGTTCGGTGACAGGGTTGACAAGAGACGAGTGGGATGCCCCTTTTAATGGAGGTAGACCAGAAGACTTTGAAGGTGCAGAGGGTGCAAAAGGAGAGTTGGCAAAGAGGTTGCAAAGACGCAACGTGCCCCAAGAAGACCGTCAATTCGACCCCCTTGACGAGACGAAATCATTGGAAGACTGGTCATCTGACACCTACATTCCTGGCGATATCGTATTCCAATCACGTGTTCGCTCATTTCAGGAAGGCAAGGAGTGGGCAGAAGAGGACTTGAAGAACGACCGAGGGTTCTGGAGTTCTTTCAACAGGGGTGGTATACAGACCATGCAGGGTTTGAAGGCTCAGTTTATGGGCTTGGATGACGAGGGGAGTGAAGAGGTACTAAGAGAGCAGGGTTTAGAAGCCCTTCGAGATATTCAAATTGCGGCAGCCGAGCAGAGTGGATTTGTATCGGGAATGATGGCGGCCGAAAGACCAGACGATCAGACCTGGCTAGAAAAACAAGGAGAGATGTTAGGCGGCTCGTCCCCAATGATAGCAGCGGGTGCTGTTGCAACCACGATTGCAGTTGCTGCCGGACCTCCTGGGTGGGCGATTGCTGGTACAGCGTTGGGAAGTGGTGCGGTGGCAGGGTACTTCTTTGGAGGTTCTGGTGCTGATGCAGAGATAGACCTCATTGAATTACAAACAAACATAATACGCCAGAGGTACGGAGATTACACAAAATTCAAAGTGTCGGATGAGGTGCGTGATCGCATAGTCATGCAGTCAGGAGCATGGGAGGCAGGTAGTGAGGGATTAACAAGCCTGTTGGGTTTCGGCATTGGCAAGTTTATAGGCAAATCGTTCTTCAAGGTAGGCCCTGGAACAACGATGAAAGAGACTGTTAAGGAGTCTATGCGTCAAGTGTTCCGCCGTCAGGCTATACAAAAAACAGCCCCTGAAATTGCAAGGGGTGTGTTAAAGAACTCGGCAAAGTACGCATCTTTAATTGCTGGTGACTTAGCGATGGAAGGCGTGTCAGAGGTTGTTGCCGAGTATGGTCAAACAACTGCCATGCAAGAGTTAGACCCTGACAGGGAGGCGGATTTCTTAGGGGCATTTTGGAGTGGGGTTATCCTTGGTGGATTCTCTGGTCCTGCCATGATGGGCGTTGGTGTTATGAACGAGAAGGTCATGCGTGACCGGCTTGAAGCAAGGATAGCGGCAAGAGATGTTTGGAACAGTGCAAACTACGATCCAATCAAAAAACTAGAAGAGTTAGCACCAGAAGTTGCAGAGCGTATTGCAGCCTTACCAGAAAGTGAACGGGTAGAGGAAATAGCAAAATGGAATCGCCAGTTGGAGGTTGAGGCTGCGTATGCCGAGGCGCTCCTTGTGGAAGCCGAAAAGGCTTTAAGCAATGGGGATCAAAAGGGTGCTGCACGAATGGCAGCCAAGGCTGCTGGTGCTAGAGAGAAGGCGCTCACACTATCACTGCAAGTGGCTCTTGCGAAGGATCTGGTGGTTGGCACTCGTGTTGTGGAAGAAGGTGGCCTAGTAGGGCATACTTATACAGTTGATGAGGCATTAAAGAATAAAGGCCGAAAGAAGTCTGGGGGCAAGAAGTCTACTGGGCAGACAAAAGTGCAAACAACATTTGAGAGTATGGGCTTCGAGGTGGTTTGGTTTGACAAGAGCGACTCACAGGCAGACGCTTTTTATGATCCAAAAACACCGGGTGTTATCTACCTAGAAGATAGGGCTACTGTAACACGAGAGGGCAAGGGTGGAAAGAAAACACAGGTAGACATGAACCCAACCTATGTAATTGCACGGGGCTTGCACGAATCCCTGCACTACATCCAGTACGTAAACCCAGAGTTGCACGAAGAGTTGAAAGAAATAGTTGGAGATGCAGGTGCACTGTGGAGTGCTGCCGAGTACGCAATGCGTGTCGAGGGTTCATTCAACGACAATCTCGTTGTTGCGTTTGCACAGCACATTACAGACGGCGGTACAGTTGATACGTTTACGGGATACACAGACGTAGAGGGTAACGAGGTTGTAGCGACAGAGTCAGATTTAGCAGAGATGCAAGCATATGCAGAGTTAGAAGGCATGGCGGTTTCCATAGAGAAGGGTGTCGAGGCTGGTGCTACGACAAACAAGCCATTGCGAGTCCTCGCAAGATTGGGTCTAATGGGTCGCAATGCCAAGGCTGCTGTGCGGTTGTACGACACGCTGTTGAAGACAGCGCATCAAACATCTTTGGCGCGGGCTGAGGGTCGTACGGTGGAAGAGGGTGGTTCTGGGACATATACAGTTAGACCAGGCAGCGCGAGTTTTGTTAGAGAGTTGTTGCACGGAGAATCAATTCGGTCTGTGTCTACAGGGAAACTCCTCTCCGCCCTAGAGCGTTCTTTGGGCAAAGATGGGGCTACTGAGGCTAAAGAGGAAGAAGGGACTACAGGGGCTCTGGAGGCTCGTAAACGTGATGGCGAGAAGGATAAGAAGACAAGCAAGAAGTTGCCCAAGAAACGGGGTCGAGGCAAGAAGGAAGAGCCGAAAGAAGACATCAAGGGGCAGAGGGATTCACGGTATGGCAAGCCACTGACAACTGTCACACTAGAAGATATACAGGCACAGTTTACCGAAGAGGAACTCATGGGTGGCAAGGAGTTGCCGTACAAGCCTGGTGAGGTTGCGAAGACTTCGGCTGGCAAGAGTTACTCCGAGGCTTCGAGAGAGGCTTCAGTCAATATCCCATATGCCAAGGTTGAACAGAGCGACATAGACACCGCCATCAAGAACACAGAGAAGGCGATGGGAGCTGCAAGGTACGAAAGAGCACTGGGCTTTGCGAAAGTAGATTCCCTATCGTTGGATGCGACATTCTTCAATGACTCCATAAATCTACCATCGAGCATTCGGTTCTGGTATGAGACTTTTGGAGAGGACTTCCTGAACAGATTCGTTGGAATGTCAGAGGCTGATGCGAGACAGTTCGCAGATGTAGTATCTGCCACATCACCTCGAACTCCAGTGCCAGACAATATCAGAAAGGCAGTGTCGATATTCTTGGATCAGAAACTGGGAGTGCCGTCACCTACCGCTGTGTCCACAAAAGAGATGGTCGGAGTCCAGAAGGCATTGACAGGCAAGTTGGCAGAGGGTGGTCGGTACAAGACAGGGTCTTTTGCCAATACATTCCTGTATGCAATGGGTATGGTCAGTGAGACACCACTATCCACAAACGACATCATCATGGGAAATATCTATGGAATAAAGGGTGAGAACTTCACCAACCCATTGGTATATGAAATGATATCTAGACTTCATGTCGAACTAGCAACGATGTTGAACGGGAAGACTGTAGACAAACGTGGATTGACAGAGGCTGATGCTGATGTAATCAACACACCTTGGACACCGTGGCAAGTCCAGGCAGTCATGTGGTCAAACCGTCAAGACAACACAGGAACATATTCAGATGAACTAGTTCGGATATTCGAGGAATGGCAAGAAGCCGGCATCCCTGTCAAGGAACACGCAGATGGAACGCTGTATGTGAACCTAGATGAACTAACTCCTGAGATGGGGTTGGCAGGGTTGACCAAGGCAACAGTTCGTGGTGAGCCAAGACTGATGCCACCCACACCACTTGGTGGTGCAACCGAAGTTACTGCATCTTTAGGTGAGGCGTTGGCAAGTGATTTGGATGAGACACAACGTAAGCACATTACTGCTGCATATAGCAAACTACGTACAGCAACATATGATTATGTCAGTGCAATAACAAGCAAAACAGAAATGCCGACTTTTTCAAACGAACTACGGGAAATGTTTGGAGTGGCACAGGTGAAGGCTGGCACAGGCAAGTTTGTCCAGTTCCACTACCCATACCACAAGAGTGTGGCAATGGTCGCTGGCAAGAAGTTCAACGCAACTACTTCAGTTGCAGACATGTTCGCAGGAAAATCAATGGGGGCATTCCAGTACGGTGGGTCTGCACAGCGTGGCGATCTCATCTACGGAATGTTTACATCAGAGGGCGGTGTTCTAGTTCCAACCATGAGCATCTACTTGGGTGGAGTACCGTCAGAGAAGATGCAGGAAGTCCTAACGTACTCCGCTTCGATGTTGGGTTTGTCTGATGCCATAGCGGTTGAGGAAGTTCCAGCAGGGCAGGGTGAGCCTGCCATTGGAATGTTCTTCCCGACACAGGAGTTGGAGTTCTCACACATATCAGCACTCGCTATAGCAGCAGGAAGATATGGATTGGTTCTTCATTCCATGCCTGTTGCCAACGGCACTTACCTTGCAATCGTACCCGTAGAGGGTTCAGACATAAATGCTGGTGAGGAATCAATAAGGCGAGAATTGCAGTCTAGAGGGCTAAGTCCACTGATACAAGATACCGATATAAAGATAATAGATGCCAAAGCAGGTGTTAGTGGTACAATAGAACAAGCATCCAAGGACATCAGAAACAAAGAGGTAAAAAACGATGCCAAGAAAACAAGCAAGTGGTACACAGGACTCAACAAACAAGACAGACAAATTGTTGACGAAGTCGCCCCAACAAAAAGAGAACGCGAACAACTCCTCCGAACGCCCCGCACAAAGGCTGGCAAGATTAGGCGGCTTTCAGCACCTAAGCGAGAACGACTCGCAGTGGCTATCGCAAAAAGTCAGGCGTGGCAACTACACCATTTTGCCGAAACCCTAGCCAACACCAGGGCAGAGCAACAACAAAAATTAGCAGTTCGTACTGAAGAGGTACTAACCAAGAAGAAGATTGGCAAGCAGACAGTCGGCAAATGGCTTGATGCTGGTGGTGCACTTGAGTCACGAAGGCTGACAGAAGCAAAATTCCGTAGTGGTTACAGTCAGCATATTGACATTAGGTCAAGGAAAACTGGAAAGGGGCTAGAGTTAGCAACCACCGTCATGAAGGAAGGTTGGAAGCCGGGGATTGGAGTAAATGTCCTGCCCGTGTCAGTGGGTGATAAACCAATAACCATCCCTGAACGACAGTATATGCCCAAGAAGGGGGATGTTGTTTATCTCGTTCCAAATGATTGGATTACTGGGTTTTATGGACCAGGCAAAATAAAAGAGGGGTGGAAACCCAAGCCTTTTGAGGTTGTTGTTGTTGAGTATGACAACCAATCTATGTACGAACTTTACACAAAGGCGACAAGTGGTGCACTTGAGTCACGCAAGACGAAGAAAGAAGTTGAAGCGATACGAGAGACTCAACTGATGGGTAGCGTGTTCCCCAAGATACGTGAAGCCATGCAGATGTCCGAGCAACGGAAGATGACTGCCAAGCAATTACGCAAGATGCTTGAGAAGAACGGGGTCAATGAGCAGGAGCAATTCTGGTCTGGACTAGAAGAGTTCTTGGAAACAAAGGGTGAAGAGTCCTTTGACATAGACGAGGCTATTGAAGCAGTTCGTCCAGTGAAATTGTCTGAGAAAATACTGACAAATGAAGAGGCGAGATTCCGTAGTGGTGACAAATGGCAAGCTGTACCCGACTTCGTCAACGAACTTGCGGTAGGTCATGAGCAAATCATCATCTCGTGGGACAGAGCACAGGATGAATTGGATGTCATGTCTGAAGACGAGTGGGCTAAAGCGGTAGCAGATCTAGAACCTCCCGAACCAGGAGAAGAACCAGGGGAGACGTTCACCGATGATCAAGGCAGGATTGTCAGCTTCGACGAAGACACGACTTACCAAGAGTATCTTCAAAAAGTTCTTACAGGAGACCCAAGGGTGTTCAGGGGAGGACACTTCGGGGCAGCGGATGAGATTATGCATCAGCGTTTATTCATCATGCCAGACAATGAAGCAGATGAACCGGGCAAGACATTTCTCTATGCATGGGAATTGCAGGGTGACTGGGCAAGGAACGTAGGAAGATACGGTATCGGTGGAGAAGCCACAGTAACTGTAGAGCGAGTGATGGGTTCGGTAGATGAGGCACTGCGGGAAACGCCACAAACCCATGCTGAACAAGCCGATTTGTATTTGGGCTATCAGCAACCCCATGCGCAACGTATCACAGCTGGTGTGGGAACTGAGAAAGTTCTCTCTTACTACGGACCAGAGGCGGATGTTCATTTTCGATTTACTTCAGCCTTTTCGGAAGGTATGCCTTTACACAGGTCTACTACGAGACGAAACCTGACACCTGGAGCATGGGGTGTAGAGTCAAAGATATCTGTGGACGATGGGACATATGATACAGGCAGATTGGAACTACCTGTTTCAGCACTTCCACAGTTGCCGGGTGACCCAAACCCACCCACACCAATAGAAGAAGACACTGGGTACATGGATTACGAACAGGAAACTGCTGAAACCATAGAGCACTTTTACGAACTCGCCATGAATGACGAGGATGTATTGAAACAACTACAGTCAGTTGGCGAGGATCAATTCCCATTGTTGTTCAACGGGGATTGGAAACTCTTGCGTGAACATCCACTGTGGGATGCTGAAGAACATGCCGAGAACTATGAATATGCACCACTGAAAGCCCTTGCTGGCGAGATGTACATCAAGATGAGGGGTACTGACGAGGCACGAGCAACATGGATGGAGAACAGGAGTGACTTCCTGAGAAATACAATTGTCGAGTATGGTGCAGATACCGCAATTGAAAGAACTGGTTTCGTCACAGATCCCACAGTTAGAGAAATATGGGAAGATGCACTTGCCGAATCTATCGACAGATACGATGATGCTGAAGCAGTTCCACCTGGACCATTTGTTTCCACCCCAAGGGGCAAGCAATCCAAGGAATGGGTAGGCTTGGGAGTCAAGCGAATGCTGGCTAAAGCGGTAGCCGATAGGCACACTGCACTGGTAATACCATCTTCCGAACTAGTGGAAAAGGTGGAGCATATTGGTGAGGGGGCGAGGCTGTACGACAACATATACTCAATGCTTCTCAAGTACGCGAAGAAGTTAGACCCATCGGTCTTGGTGGAAGATGCCAACGGCAAACTACAACTACCATCAAAGGGTATGGGCTTCGAGTTTGAAATCAAAGCAGAGCCGGTAGAAGGAAGGATAGCGACGAAGCAAGAGGCGTTTGAACTTGCTTTGGACAAGTTGTTCCTCAACGCGAGGGGTACACGGAACTTCCCATCTATGCATCACTTTCATATAGGAGAGTTTTCAAAGACGATAGTGGAACTCATGGACATGGGCATGCTGTTCAACTCGTATTCTAGTTTCTCAGTAAACGCACACAAACAACTATCTCAGGGGAATGTTCAATGGGGGAATGAGTCACTACCACAGTACACCGAAGAGCAACTGAAAAAAGCCCACGAAATTATTAGTTTCCTTAGGGGAGTTGATGAAGTGACAGGAGAGTCAAAAACTCCAATTGACCCAGACACAGGAGAGCATGAAGTATGGCCATTTGCAACACTCTTTGACGATGCATGGAACAAACTAGATAGGAGTACACCTGGACTGGCAGCATACGAACAGCGTTTAGCAAGAGAGGGCAAGACGCTGACAAGAGAAACCGCGTTCCATGAATTGGATGTGTTTGAGGATATGGTAGATACGTTGGTGCGTAGGATTGAATTATCAAGTGGAAGAGGCGCAGAGTCCACTCCAATCGCAGATAGTTTGAAGGGGTACAGATCAGCGAAGAACTTTATATTCAAACCATCTTCTTATCTATCGACTGATTTCAGAGTTAGAAATACAATCAGCGTCGGCAAGGGTTGGGATACTCGTGAAGAAGCCGAGGCAGCACCACTTCCACACACTGCACGTTTCTACAACAAGCAATCTGGTGAGGTACTATCAGGAGAAGATCTAGCCTCTGCATATGATTTGATTGGCTTACAGCAATCCTTGAGGCATGGGACACGTGAGGAGATCCAAGATGAAATCAATAAAACGAAGTATGTAGAAGAGGGTCGCAATCGTGTAGATAGATGGGACAGACAGGCAGCGTTACCGATAACAGACAAGATACGTGATCATGTTCAACAGGGCTTGCCAATGTTCAACGCGAACGCCCTTGAGTCACGACGACAGGTAGGTCAGACGATAGACAAACTGAACCAAGATGCAACTGCGATTGGCGAAGAGTTGAAAGCGTTGGTAAAAAGTGGCGATAGAAACCCAACAGCATTACCTGCTGGCGGGGCAATAGAGATAATCACGAGTGTTACAAGAAACTTCCCTATGGTTGCGATGCTTCAGAGGAACAGCCCACTCTTTGTGCGGGGTTATTGGGATGAGGTAGTAGTTCCGAAATTAGCGGATGTGGCTATGGCATTCCACAATTCAAGTGAAATCTACTTTGAAACCGAGGAGTACAAAGAGCGTAAGGGTCTAGAAAACTACAACCTATTGAAGTATGGGATGCCAAGTGAACCAACGGACAGTTCGTTGGCAGATCGTTGGACTAGCAGTCTAGTGGAAGTGTTACCCGGTGGTGACAAGAACATGACCCCATCAGATTCGATACTCAATTTGAGCCGGCTTCTCTATCACCTTGCACTTGAATACTCAATAGGCGAACGAACCGCTTTATCTGAGGCAATGGACTATATGCCCGATGAACTCTTTGACGAAATTGGAGCAGATTTAGAACATGCAACAAACCCCACATTCTTAGAGACAGATACTGGTCAGCAGATCATTCACATCTTGGCAGCGCAGAACAACCTAGACCCAGCGATAGTTGCACAAGACGCAGATGTCATTGAGTTACGTGCCCAACTCGCACAGAAAGTAATTGACTTCGCCAAGAGTAATCGTTACTACGACGAACTTAGGGAAGCCGTAGGTAGAGATGTTTATTACGCACTAAGTGATGCGAAAGTACACGATGCGTTTACTCAGACACCTGATGAAATGTGGCAACAGTGGACTCAGACTTTACAGTTTGTATGGAAGTTGCCTGTACTGGAAACTCTAGACCCAAAACTTTACAATAATGTTTCTGAAAAAACTGGTCCTGTCCCATCTGTGATGATGGAAGAAGAGTCTGAATACTACGACTCAGTTGTTACACGTGTCAAGGGTCAGGAGGAAAAGCGACGTGTTCTTACCTCTAACTTCCCCGGACCTCTCTACGCTACACCATCCGTACCACGAGTACACATGGGCGATCTAGCTCATGGTCAAATGATAGATATACTACGATTTGGTGGTGTTCCTGTAGACAAGAGTGGAGAAGTCAGGCCCGAAACATCAGTCATGCCGGGGTATGAAGACCTCGAACTACAAGTACCTGTAGTGCAGAGTATGTCTCAAAAGAAATACATGGAATCGGGTGTGACAGATATGCAACACCTTGGAATTTCTCCAGAGTTGTACAACCTGATAGAAGAGACTATCGGTTCTAAAGTAACGGTTACGGAGACATCTCTGGAGCATGGGGTTGCCAAGCAATTCAAGAGTGGCAAGTCTAGGTTGCTGAGTAAATGGCTTATGACGAAAAGCCCACAGTCAACACGTCTATTCATACTGTCATATCCTGACCCTCTGACTGCTATGCACAAAGACGAACCTGTGGCATTTGCTATTCGCAAACAGCAGTTTGCTGGATCGTATGAGGGCAAGATTTTCTATCTCAATCCTACAGGAAACAAGGTACGCTCTGTGGATACATTCCGCATGAAGGATGAGTGGGCAGAGGGTAGAGCAGCTGGAAGTTCCGCAGTGGCTTTTGAACAGGCACTAAGAGACAAAGTAAAAGAAGAGTTCTTCCCAATTACTCAAGAGGGTGCTGAAGGTTCTACTCCACTTGATGTGTTCCGTGAAGACACGATAGCGTTGGAGTCACGTAAGCGTAGAGATGGTACACCTCGAATGGTCGCTATCTCTATGGTAACCCAAGGTGCGTTGCAGATGGCTATTGAAGGTGGCGGTTTCCCGATGCCTTCAATTGGTGTCACGGCAAAGGATAGAATTACAGTACCAGACAATAACTTCGGTGAGATATACCTAGTGTTCGATCCAAACGTCATCAAGCAACACGGTGTGTTTACTGGAGATGCCTATACGCAGAGGACGGCAGATGACCTTGTGCATGGTGAGCACGATGCTTTGCTTTCACCCGCAGAGAACATGCTTAACGCAATGAGGGCAGAACAAGAGCAAGCAGGTTCAATTAGAGGAGCAGAATTCTTGTCTGGAGGGGAAGTCGTATTTGACTTGTCACACGATGGAGTGAACCAATTTCATATCTCACAATTGGCAGCACTGTTGACAGACGAGGTTATCTTCACAGAAAAAATACGTGGAGTTGTCGAAGAGAAGCAGCGTATGGAGTCAGAGGAAATACGACTGAGGTACGATGATGATGCTGCGTGGATGAACACCATGCTAGAGCATTATTTGGAAGGAAAAGATGCTGATCCAACGGCTGATTTCAACAAAGCAATACGAAACCATGTTGGTGAATATCTTTTGCGACATACCGTTGATTGGATACTAAACAATACTCCCGATGGCATAAACCAAACTTGGAGTGATATCCTCGACGATTCTGGAGCAATGGTAAAAATGGTCGGGTATGTGGATGAGAATACCAGAGATTCAATTGTTGGCATAGCCGAGCCAGATATTGACGCGACATCCGTCATTGACAACATGCTTCCTCAGATATTGAAATCTATTACTGCACTACCGCAACGGTGGTTGGAATCGAAGCCACAGGATGTAATCCCATTTGGTAAGGGTGGAGTTGTAGCAGCGCTCGTGCCATCCAATGCCAGCGAGAATGTTGTTGGAGATCTTGAGGCACAGGGAGTTACAGTAAAGGTATACAAGAGTGCGGTCGGTTCTGAAAGATTCGCACTAGACCAAGACATGACAGAGCGTCACGCTCTTCTAGATGAGATGGAGGACACCGTCCTATTCTCACGCAAGAAGTTGCCCAAGACTATCAACACGGTAGTCAATTCACCTATCGTTGGCATCCTTGGACGAGAGGCAGAGGAACGGTTAGGTGAACTGATAGGTGATCGTCCGTCATTCAGACGTGGTCATCGTGCTGGTGTAAGTGCAGGTGCTCGTGTCCAGCGACAACTCAGTGACCGGGAGAAGAAGCAGGCACTTCGAGACGAGCGAGAGAGAGCGAGAATACAAACAACGATGCGAGTGAAGGCGATGCGGGAGATGCTGGAACGTCGCCTAGAGAGATTGAAACTTGGAGTAGAGAACAAAGACAAAATCCGAGAGACGGCAATTGCTTTGGTGGGTCAATTGCCACAGCGATTACGGGGCAAGTTGGCTATTCGCCTCGCACGTGCAAACACGAATAGGCGTGTTGAGTTACTTGCCGCCAAGGTGGTAAGGGTATCTGCCGAGGAAGAGTACCGAGTAGCCACCAGGCGAATGAAGAAAGTCATCAAGCGTTTGAAGAAACGCAAGATGGGTAGCGAGGCTCGTGAAGAATTACAAAGATTGATTGACTTGCTCGGTGGCATAGCGTACCAAACTGGTACACAGCGTATGTTCAAGCAAGGCTCACTATCTGTAGTGGATTTGATTTCCAAGGCAGCGGAGATTGAAAGTCGTTTGAATGAAGCGATAGCCTTGGTCAGGCAGGAACGTGAGGATTGGAAACTAGCCCGTGGCGAACGTGCTGAACGGTTAGCGTCAGTCGCTGCCAAGATAATCAATTCACTTCAGCAGAAGCCACCTCGACCTGAACACGCACGTGGTCCACAGGTAGATAGACCTTCCAAGCCTCTCAGATTTGCCTTGTCTAAAAACACGATGTCCATCATTGCAGATGTCATGGCTGGCAATCGTGAAGATGCGGCTGTTGTGGCTGATATGCTTCATCATGCACTGACTGATGGCGAAGCAGCACACTTGTCACAGATACGTGGCACGTTCGATGTGCTAAACAACCTAGCGAAAGAAGCCGGCTTTGACAACCTTGACCAACTCATGGATGTGGCTGGCGTGACACAGATTGAAGTTGAAACACAGACGATAAACGCCACCTTTGGAGGTCAGAAATTGCAACTCACCTTGGATCAAGCGATGAAGTTGTACGCATTTGACGAGGAAACCCTAGACAAGATTGTCGATGAGGTAGATGCTGATGGCAATGTAGTAAGAGAAGGTGTAGGAATACAGACGCACGATGGTAGAACAGTGACACCAATCAAGGGTATCACTCGACAGGAAGTCAGTGATGTAATAGACCAGTTACCAGCAGGCGTTAGGGGTCTGATTGATAGGGCTAAGGCACATCGAGAGACGGTATTGCGACCACTGGCATTCGGTGCTTTTTATGAGATACATGGATACGAGCCACGTTTTGTTCCTGGTTACGAGCCTACTTCCAGAGAGAGAATAAAGAACAATCCAGCCGAGAGGCTACAGATATCCGAGATGACCGCGAAGTTCTTGGACGATGCTGGCTTCACGAAGGAGAGAACCGCAACGAGTGGTGCTGTTATCCTTGGTGGGTTTGTTGAAGACTTTATGTCTAATGCGGATGCGATGTCGAAGTTGGGTCATATGGCTATTCCCGCGAGGGATGCCATCTCCATCATCAATCATAGAGATGTGTATGACGCAATCAATAAGCACATGGGTGCGGAGGTACGTGCAGACCTAGAGGCAAGAATACTACACGGTGCTGGCATGGTAGAGAGAACTGCCGGGACGCTTGGAATGATTGTCGCTGGCAATGTAGCGGGAGCGTACCTGTCACTGAACCCAAGGACATACGGTCGCATTTACTTTGGTGGCATTTCCAACCTATCGTTAGAGATGTCGGTCGAGGAGATTCTTGTTGGTCAGGCAAGCCTTACGGATCTCAATGCTGTATTGGAAGAGGCTCACAAGAACGGTTACTTATGGGCAAGGGCAAACTCAGGGGCGATGCGTAGACAACTACAGTCGTTCGAGCAGAAGCCAACAAAGATTGCAGACAAGGCAGCGTTCTTCAATAGGATGAGGAAGATTGCGAAGACATTGGCAAGAGCCTCAAAGTACTTGGCACAGGGCAATTGGTCAAACGCATCTAGGGTCACAAAGGAAATGCTCAAGTTGATGCGAGAGCTGCCAGACGATCTCCATGCACTACAGGCTCTTGATAATCTTATCGTTGCGACAGCCTACGTTGGCGTGAGAAGCCGTCTAATGAGACAAGGGTATTCAGGGGCAGAATTGATTGAGATGGCAGGTACGGAGACTGAGCGTGTTATACGTGTAACTCAGAACTCTTCCTCACCACTTGATGCAACTGTGCTTGATGCCAAGGATGCCGTCCGAGGGTCTGCGTACAGAATGCTGTTCCCATTCTCAAGTGATCCATCGGTTACCGGCAACACTCTGTATAGAGCAACGCGACACGGAACTAAGCGGCAAAAGGTACGAGCTGCTGGTGGATTCACCGCAATGGTTGCTGTCTCTGCTGGGTGGACATTGAGTTTTGAAGCAGTCCGAAGACTAATTGTATCCTGGTTCGATGACGATGAAGACGAAGATTGGATTGAAGAACAAATGAAATACTTTGTCAACGAGGAAAACAAGCAATCGGCAGAACGACGTGCGATGTATCAAGCCGCTGACGAGATAGTGTCTAGGTTTGGGTATCCAGGCATCATCTTTAGTTGGTTACTCTCGATACCAGAGGGCTACGAGCCAGGGCTTCCCCACTTGTGGGCAGACCCAATAGCAGATGCCACGCGATCTACTTTGAAGATATACAACGCAACACAGAGTGAAGAAGAGGACGCAGAAGAGAAGTTGTGGGAAGGCATTTGGGATTTGACTGAACCTGTCAGACTGATGGTTGGCGATCCGACACTCATGCCACAGAAACAGGTAGGGAGAACACAAACACTGATTGACCCATCGTATGAAGATGTCAAGAAAGCAGTCGGACGACTTCGCAAGAAGCGTGACCTAACAGAAGAAGAGGATTATGCATGGGAGCAAATTCGCAAGCATGGCAAGGAGCGTTAGGGTAAAGGGGTATTTTCATGAGCCGAGTCCTAGTGATAGGCGACATTCATGAGCCTGCTACCCATGTGGGGTATAGGCGCTTTGTTCAGGATTTATACGATACATGGTCTTGTAACCATGTAGTATTTATTGGTGACATTATTGATTTCCATTGCATCAGTTTTTGGAAGAAGGACGTAGACGCAGACGGTGTCACGAGAGAGGCAGAGAAGGCGTACAAGGGTGTGCGTAAGTGGTGCAAGGCGTTTCCAAAAGCAGAGGTGATGATTGGCAACCACGATGAACGGGTTTATAGATTGGCTGCATCGGTGAATATCCCTGCTAGGTTTATTACAGGCTACGAGATAGTGTGGAACACGCCAAAGTGGAAGTGGAAGAGAGATACTGAAATTGACGATGTGCATTATTTTCACGGCACGGGGTGCACTGGCATGCAACCGGCACTGAATGCTGCAAAGGGTTCTGGAATGTCCACAGTAATCGGGCACGTACACTCTGTTGCTGGTGTAAAATGGAGTTGTGGACCAAGGCAACGAATCTTCGGAATGGACGTTGGATGTGGCGTAGACATAAGTCACCCAGCAATGAACTATGGTAAAGATGCAAGGAAAAAACCTATATTGGCGGCGGCGGTCGTTATCAACGGCATTCCCTATCACGAGATTATGCCGATGGCACGTGGTGAAAAATACCATAAGTCGAAGTTCAAGAGGAAAAGAAAGGTCACTAGTCATGGACGATAAAGATGTAAACAAGCGACCTAGCCTAGAGGATTGTGTTGGTAACGTCGTGATTGTCAGGTGGATTGACAGTTGTGAACCCACAGATAATTCAGACATCCTATTGCATGAATTGCCAAAGCCTCAAGACATTGAACAGTATGGCGTATTGCTTCGAGTTGAGCCAGACCACATCGTGGTTGCGGGCGCGATGAAAGGTAATCCTGGGCATAAGGAACTGGAAACCGCTTACGACTATGTGATAGCCATCCCTATTGTTGCTGTTCTACATTGGCAGCCACTGACAAGGGACTGATAGTCATCTCTAATCTAGGGTTGTCCTTGTCAATCAATCTCTGCACAGGCTTCAGTGTGATTTGATCATCGTCAACTAGTAAACCACCCATGACCAAGCCGTCTATCGGATACTTTAGTAGTGCTATGAGGTTGTCTGGGTCACGTCGCCTCTTGCACTTGTGATAGTACGTTGCCTGTAACTCAACCTTGTGCCAAGGAATACCCTCTGGTTTGCCATCAATCAAAAGCGCTATTTGCACACCAGCAGCAGTAGCCTTCTTGACAGATTTACTTGCCCTATGCTTGACACGCCAATGACTACGACTGTTCGGCGATAGTGCTGCGGATGGTATCTTAGTTATTATTTTTATGTCAGGATTAACCATACAAATTGCACCAAACTGAGGCACGTAGCCACGGTGACCATGTCTCTATGTCGCCGTCATTCGGCATCTTAATGATGGGCTTGTATTTTTTTACTACGGTGGCGACTGCATTGCGCAAGTCGTTTATGTCGGTGTCTTTCAACTGTTGTGTGTGCTGCCTACGCTCCTCTAATATCTCCTCCCAAGATTGATCACAGAGTCTTCTTTCCTGAACTGAGGATTGCTCCCTTACCCTATCCTCCTTAATGGAGTAGTACGTGTTGATAATCCACGGCAACTTCGGAACGCCTGAAGTGTACTTCTTTATGATTGTCGAGACGGAAGCCTCAATCAAATCCCTATCGAGGTGATTTAGTTCCCTGTGCCAATCTTCTGTCTGTTGCTTGGTGGGGTTGAACTCTGGGTATCTCCCTAGTAATCTTTTCCAAAATTTTCGGTACTCATCGTTATTCATTTGCTATTCCTTACATTGAGTATTTTACTCAGTACATTGAGTATTTTTACTCATTACATTATACTAAATGTCGTATATTGACTATAACTACCTATTCTTGTTCATCTAAATCTTCCCACTAACCTGTCCATAAGTGTAATAAAAGCCCTAGCAGCAGTTGCAGGGACTACTCCGTTTCCAAGGGCGCGCAGTGAATCGATACGTTGATTACGCACCACGTTGCCATCGGCAGACCCATAAGTTGAGCCACCCATAGCGGTGATAACTTCCTCGTCACCGACTGTCCTTGGGGCTTCCCAGAAGTGTTGGGGTTCTCCAGGTCTTGATGGGATCGCTTGATCCCCTCTGTTTGAGCCGGCAAGTCTTGCGGTTTGTTCCTCGTAACACTCCTGCCCTGTGCTCCCTTCCAATCCCTCGCAACAGGTGTCATCCACTTGGCTACATCCTCCCTCAGATTCTTGCACCCGCCCTTCTTCAGCGCCTCTTTCTTTTCTTCGTCTGTTCTTATCTGATTGCCCCTTGTCGCATCCGTTACTTGCGGTGTCGCCCAGTTTGGCAACTGATCCTTCCCCTCCACTAATTCCTGAAGACCTCTTCCGTAACCCTCCGTCGTTCTTCCTGGTTCCTGAACCCTCGGTGTCGGCCACTTCTGCACACTCATCGCGAGGTTGGCACTCCGTCCGCTCCCTTGTATTGTCTTCCCCGCCTTCACGTCCTCCTTGACTCTGGCTCGTCTCTCCTCCATCAGTCTCTTGGACTTCTCCCACGGTACTCCGTCCCCCGCATTCGTTGCGTCTGGTGTCGGCCAGTTCTCCTTCTCCTGAATCATCTCTGGCAGATTCGCTGTCCCAGAAACATATCTCTGGTGAGTCACCTCCGACTTCTTCGTTGCTCCCTTGTAGTCGCTGCTCCTGGGCGTTGGAAATGCCACCGATGAACACTCGTTTTCTTCTGTGCGGATAGAGGCATTCTTCCGCGCTAAATAGACCTGCCTCTGCTCTGTAACCCATTGATTCCAATCTTCCAAGGACATGGTGGAGAACCGATTGTTCAGTTCCTCCGTACTTGGAGGAAATAATCCCTTCGACATTTTCGAGGAAGAGCATTTTAGGTTCACACTCTCTGATAATTCGTTCGATTTCTGGGAACAGGTGTCGAGGATCTTCTGTACCTTTGCGCTGTCCTGCGTGACTGAATGGTTGGCATGGGAATCCTCCAGAGAGGATGTCCACAAGTCCACGAAATGGTCGTGCATCGAAGGTTTTAAGGTTTGTCCAGATAGGAGCCGCATCCAGCCAACCTTCTTGCATCTTTGCAACCAAGTTCGCACAAGGGAAGGCTTCGATCTCCACATAAGCGATGGCTCGCATGCTTGGCAAAACGCTTCTAAGTCCAAGGTCGATGCCTCCGTATCCTGCACAAAGTGAGAGGTGAGTAATTGTTTGGGTAGTATCCACATTACTTTCCTTTCTGTTGTTCTTGTTTCCATTTGTGCCATACAATCAGTCTGTTAATAAAATCTTGCCCTTCTTGAAGTTCCTTGACTTGTTCTGAAAATTGTTCTTCGCAATCTTCATAGTTGTATGAAAGTTCATACAACAGAGAGTGGAGCAAAGAAATCTTTTTT